CAGGAGCAGCAAGCCGCAATGCAGCAGCAGATGCTCATGCAGAATACTCCAACGATGGTCCAGAGTGCTAGTAGAGTTGCCGAGCAGAGAGCCCTTGAGCAATGAGTAACCATCAGCAAGTAACGATTGTGCGGGATACCGCAGAGAGCAACAATGAAACCGACGCGCTGGCACAGGCTATCGCAGAAGCAAACGGGACTGCGCCTAAGCAGCCGGAAACTCCCGCCGCAGCGCGACCCGGTTGGCTTCCCGAAAAGTTCCAGAGCCCCGAGGATCTTGCCAAGGCTTACTCAGAACTTGAGCGCAAGTCTTCTGGCACTAAGCCTGTGGGCTTCGACAATCTGGAGCAGTATTCGACCGAGTTCTACCAGAACGGAGACTTGAGCGAAGAATCTATTCAGTCCATCACGACCAATATGGGCATCCCCGAGCAGATTGTTCGGGCTTATGTCGAGGGTCAGAAGGCCGTCATGGAGTCTCAGTTTGGTTCTGTGATGAACCTTGTCGGAGGTGAAGGCCAGTATGCCGCTATGACCGAATGGGCCGCTGAAGCCCTGCCGGAAGACGAGATCGACGCTTTCAACAAGATCATGGACGGTGGGGATATGAACACCATTAAGATGGCTGTTCAGGGTCTTCAGGCCCGGTATGCCCAGACCAATGGTACTCAGCAGACTGGTCGCCTGATTCAGGGGGATACCAACGGACCCTCTGGCGGGGCCTTCCGTAGCGTTGCTGAGATTGTTCAGGCCATGAAGGATCCGCGATATGCAAAGGACCCCGCGTATCGTCGTGATGTTGAACAGCGGGTCGCCCTGAGCAATGCTCTTGGAGTTCGATAATGAAGAAGAGTCCTAAGACTACCGTTCTTGGTATTGCCACGATCTTGACTGCTGTCTCTAGCGCGGCTGTTGCCCTGCTTGATAACGACCCAGCCACCGTCTTTGATGTGGCTTCGGTTGTGGCTGCGGTCACCGCTGGTCTTGGCCTGATCCTTGCTAAGGATGCGGACAAGGCTTGAACTGGATCTTTCAACTGGTGACTGCTGTTCTGAAGTGGCTAGAAGGACTCGCTTCTAAGGAAACACATGGTGAAACCGCTGATCCAACTGCTGGTGGTATCCGTGATCGCTTCCGTAAGCGGGTGCAGCAGCACCGTGATCCTCGTCCCTCCGGGAACCCCAGTTCAACTGGCGGAACCCGTTAAGGCGAAGGTGTTCGTTGTTCAGAAAGATGGAACTAAGGTTATGTCTCAGAACCGCGTGGAGATTCCCGCTGGTTGGTGGGCTGCTGATGTTCCTGAAGACACCGGGGAAATCCCGGCGGACTACCCTTAATACACATCCCTTCTCACAGGGTAGATCCCTAGAGGCCATACGGTTTATTCCGGTGGCCTCATTTCATTCTTTGGCTTTGGATGGGCCAGAGAAATGCTGACGGCTTTGGCCCCTTGCGAGGGACAACCTTGGCTCAAGGCACTACAACCATCTATCGTGTCTCGTAATTAGGATTTTTAATCATGGCAATTTTTAACAGCCAGCCCTCGCGGCTTGGTCAGGTTAACCTTGCGAACGACGCTGATGCGCTGTTCCTCAAGGTCTTCAGCGGCGAAATCATCACGGTCTTTGAAGAAAACAATGTGATGATGCCGCTGCACCGTGTTCGCACCATTTCCAGCGGTAAGTCGGCAACCTTCCCGGTCACGGGCGTTGCTGGTGCCCTGTACCACACCCCGGGTGAAAGCATTCTTTCGACTCCGGAAACGACTTCGACCTTTCAGGGTGGAAGCGTCAATGTCACGGCTGCGACCTCCACTTCCAATTCCAAGTACCTCAGCAAGTTCAAGCACAACGAAAAGCAGGTCTTTATTGACGATGTGCTGGTTTCGTCGGTGTTCATTGCGGACATTGATGAAATGAAGAACCACTACGATGTCCGTTCGATCTATTCGACGGAAATCGGTCGTGCGCTGGCGTACACCGCTGACAAGGCCCTGCTCCGCACGGCCATCATCGGGGCTCGCCGTCTGAGCAACCGCTTTGGCACCACCATTACGGCGGGTCAGTTTGATACTTTCCTTGGTACCCAGACTTCGGTCGGTGGAACTACCCCCGATCTCGTCAATGCTCTGACTGATGTTGCTCAGAAGATGGATGAGCGTAATGTTCCTTCGACGGATCGTTATGCTATTCTTCCCCCTTCGGAGTACTACAAGTTGGTCAGCGGAGATAATGATGCCATCAACCGTGATTACGGCAACGATGGTAACGGCTCTGTCGCTAGCGGTATGGTTCTCTCTGTTTCGGGTATCCGAATTCTGAAGAGCAACCACCTCCCGACTGCCAACGAATCATCCGCGCAGTCCACGCTGTTCGGCTCGGATCAGATCAAGAATGATGTGAGCGGAACCCTCAATACTGGTTACTCGGGTATCAACTTCACCAACAACCGTGGTATTGTCTTCCACCGCGAAGGTCTTGCCACCGTGAAGTTGATGGACCTGAGCGTCGAAAGCGAGTATGTCATGGAGCGCATGGGCACCCTGATGCTTGCCAAGTACGCGATGGGTCACAATGTGCTGCGCGAAGAGTGCCTGCACGAACTGATTGCTCCCTAATTTGGAGTGATGTTGTGAGTTGAAAGGGGGGATGGTTCCCTTAGTTGGGTTCCATCCCCTCTTTTGTTTGAGGAACAAATATGCCACTTACCAAGACTACTAGGCTGCAAGCCATCAACACCATGTTGAGTGTCATCGGGGAAACTCCGGTTTCTTCTACGACCGCTCCTCGGGCTGATGCTCAAATCGCCAACAACATCCTTGACGAAGTCACTCGGGAGGTTCTGTCTTACGGGTGGCACTTCAATACTGAACGGGATGTCGAATGGACTCCTGATGCCAACACGGGTTATATCTATGTCGCTGACGCTATTACGCGAGTTGATATGGATGCAGCCAACACCGAATACGATGTGACTGTGCGGTATAACACCACGGTCAACGCTAATCTCCTGTACAACCTCAAGGACAACACCTATGTCTTTGGGGCATCCGTCAAGGTCATGTATGTGATCCTGATTGACTTTGATCAACTGCCAGAAGAAGCCCGTCGATATATCTTCATTCGGGCTGCTAGAATCTTTCAGGACCGTGTCGTAGGTTCAGAGAAGATCCACGGATTCACCCAGATGGACGAAGTCCAAGCCCTTGCTAAGTTGCAGGAGTTTGAGTCAGACACGGGTGACTACAGCATCTTCCAGTCTTACGATGTGGCTCGTACCTTCATTCGTCGCGGTTCTTACTGGGTTACCTGATGCCTCTGATTAACACTTCTATCCCGAACTTCATTGGTGGTGTGAGCCAACAGCCTGCGGCTATCCGCAAGAACAACGAAGCGGAAGAGGTTGTTAATGCCATCCCCTCGCCTGTGGAGGGCCTGATTAAGCGTCCCCCGGCTGAATATGTATCTCAGTTGTATAGAGGCATTCCGGGCACTAACCCAACCAATAATCAAGCCACAAAGTTTTGGTTTGACGATCCGACCAACTCCCTGTTCTTCCATCTGATTGAGCGTGATGAGCAGGAAAAGTATCTACTGTATATCGATAAGAATGGCCGTTACGGTATTCACGATCTGATCAACAATACTCCAAAGAGTCTATTTACTAGTGCCGGAAGTTTGTTTGGTGGTGTCGATTCTCCTGCCCAACGATCAGCGGTCACAGTTGGTGATGTCACCTTCGTGGCTAACGCTAAGACCCAACCCCTGTACACCAACGACACCGTCGCGCAGAATCCCAGCAACTATAACCAGAATGCGTTGATTTGGGTTAAGCAGGCCAACTTTGGGCGCGAACATATCGTCACTTTGACGAGCAGCGATAACCGCGTTTATACCTATAAGCATACTACGCGATCTGTAATCGTAACGGCTAACGGAACCGGAACAGCGACTCAAAGCACAACAACCCTGAGTCAACTAACCTACTCAAAGGGAATTAAGGCCGATGTCTATCCGCAAGCGTATGTGACTTATGTCGCAGGCAGCGGCGGCGTAATCGATGTTCGTCTTGTAACCGACTTCGTGGGACTGGAAGGACCGCTGTCTACCCAAGGACCGGGAGATACGGGAAGTGATGTTGGAGTAGAACTTACAATTCCAACTCAAAACGGCGTGTCTAACGCTAAAATTAGAATTAAAGCAGACAGTAGTGGTGAGGTCGGTACAAACCATGTTGCCGAGTCTTTGGCATTTGGTAGGGCTTCTGGGTATGTTGGTCCACTTGACGGTATCGACAGTAATCTGACCGACCCTGCTACGGGTAACGCAGATGTTCCATTTAAAACTGATCGATTCAACAACACCAGAACCAAAGACGGTGTTATTTGGGTTAAGGCCCGAACCACTAGTCCGTTGAATTTCGACATTACGGTTGAGGATGACTTTGCTGGCGACGGCATTGTTGTCATTCGTGACACCGTAGAACGCTTTGAAGACCTTCCCCCAACAGCACCCCACGGCTATATGGTCAAGATTGCTGGGGTTCCTGAGTCGAACTACGACGATTACTGGGTCAAGTTTGAAGCCGAAGACGGAGACTTTTCTCGCGGAGTCTGGGTTGAAACGGTGGCTCCGGGACTCAAGTACAAACTTTCTCCATCAACCATGCCTATTCTGGTTATCCGCGACTCTACTGGTGGGTTTGTGGTTAAGGTGGCAGATGGATCCGCTGCTAGTAATGTGCCTAATGCCGCCAGTTATGTTTGGACTGACCGATTGGTCGGGGATGAAGATACCAACCCAACTCCATCTTTTGTTGGCAGCACCTACTACTCAACCGGACCTAAGATCAATGGGATGGTCTATTTCCAAGGTCGCCTAGGGGCTATTTCTGGGGAGAACATTATCTTCTCAGAAACGGGTCAGTTCTTTAATTTCTTCAGGACTACTGTCCTAGATCTTCTGGATACCGACTCAATCGATATTGCCTCGTCCTCGTCCAAATCTGGTGTCATTCATGCAGCCATCCCATTCAATCGGGATTTGATCCTGTGGACCCCCACTAATCAGTCTGTGCTGCGCACCGGAGAAACCTTTACGCCCAAGAGCGTATCCATTACTCCCGCTGCTGACTACGAAAACCAATCGAACCTATGCCGTCCAGTTCCATCGGCTAACTCAATCTTCTTTACCTACAACAACGGTGGGTATGTGGGTATGCGCGAACTGGTACCTCAGCCTGCGCTTGATGGGTCATACTTGGCAAATGACCTTACGACCAATGTGTCGCGGTTCATTACGGGATCCCCGGGATCTCTTGCGGCCTCTACCCACGACAACATCGTTGCCGTGATTGCCAACCGCAAGTTGTACATTTATCGATACCTTGCGATCAACAATGAACGGGCGCAGTCAGCGTGGGTTGAGTGCGACTTCTCCGATTCCTCAAAGATTTTTGTAGATCAAGACGCCCATGGATCGGCTTCTGCTGAACCTATTTGGGTAGGGTTTGTTGAGTCGGATATGTATGTGGCTCTGTCGGTGCGTCGTAAGACAGGGCTGATTCCTCCTCTGGCTGACTCTTTCATCCCAGTCCTAGTCAAGGTCCGTATGGGTTCTGGCCTTAACGACAGCCCCATCAATGACTGGATGACGCACTTGGACTTCCGTACCAGACTGACTGGTGGGACCTATGTGGGTGGTGGAACGAACCAAACAACCTTCACTCTCCCGTATCCCATGGATTACGCTGCCGGGATCAGTAAGGTCGTGAATGACGAGGGCAACTCTATTCCGATTGTCTCAGGCACTCCGGCTGTTCTCATTGAGGGAGCCAATACTGGCGGCAACAACACCGTAGGTACTGTTGTCCTATCTGGTAATTACTCAGATGAGGACCTGTGGTTTGGGGCCCCGTATGAAATGAAGTATACCTTCTCGACTCAGTACCTAAAGCGTGGCCAGAATATGCCTTCGCTGTTGGGCGGTCGATATCAGATCCACAACATGATTCTTCAGTTCGCGGAGACTGGGTACTTCAAGGTGACCACGGAAACCCCTGATGGTGCCGCCTACGAGTACGAGTTTGCCGGGGATATCCTAGGCTCTAGCCTTGTCGGTGAGGCGTTCTTGAAGACTGGGCAGTTCCGTGTACCCATCTTCAGCAAGAACGACAACATCACCATTTCGATCATTAGCAGTTCATTCTTGCCCTGCAAGATTCTGTCTGGAGAAGTTGAAGCAGAATTTACCAGTAGGTCCAACAGCGTCTGATATGCTGTCGGATATGCTGGTAGATGTCAGGTGGTCAAGGGATTTTGACGCTACTGTAGTGGCTCAGGATATGCGTCAGGCTGACATCGATGAGGTGTTCGCCTGTAGCGGCCAAGGCCCCCAAGAGGCTCTGAGGACGGCTCTAAGCCACTCTACGGAGTGCTTTACCGTAGTAGCCCAAAGCACCGATCTACCCTTGGCTATGTTCGGCTACTACCGAAGTGACGATATCAAGTCGGTTGTTTGGATGCTGGGGACCAATCAACTGTACAAGTATCGTATGGATTTTCTCCGAAAGTCCCGCAAGTGGTGTGACTACCTACAAGGTACGAATCCGCTTCTGTACAACCTAATTGACCAACGCAACACCGCCCACATCAGGTGGCTGGAGTGGCTTGGGTTCAAGTTTGTAAGAATTATTCCCCAATACGGGCATTTAAACCTACCATTTATAGAATTTGTGAGGGTGCGTCATGTGTGATCCAACTGGCGGTGTCATTGCTTCAGTAGCAATTGGTGCTGCATCGGCGGCTGCTCAGGCAGATGCCCAGAACAAGGCGGCTAAGGAGCAGAATGCCTATAGGTCCCGTCTTGGCGTTGCAGGCAATAAGCAGTATGTCCAGAACGCTGAGGCTGTGATTCAGGATGTCGGCTCTCAGGTCGATCAGATTGTTCGTCAGAACGCCGAGCGTCAACTGGCGGTTCGTCAGGAACTGGAGGGGATCTCTAGGAACGCCCGAGAGGCCAAGGCTACCTACAGTACGGTTGCCGCAGCGGCTGGCGTAGAAGGCCGTAGCGTCGATTTGCTCCATGCCCAGTTTGACCGTGATGTCATGGAGTTTGAATCCGCTGCCGCCCGAAACATCAACAATATGCGGACCCAGATGGGCGTGGAGATTGAGGCCATCTATGCCCGTGGTCAGAGCGCGATCAATGGTGGCTATCCGGCCCCGCTGCCGCCTGCTGCTAACCCGAGCCCGTGGCTCCCGCTGATCAATGGTGTCACTACGGGTATCAGCACCTATAGTGCCCTGAGTTCGTTCCAGACCCCGTCTGGAGTTGGCTCTCAGGCTAACATGAACACGACACCTCCTCCTCCGACACCCTATCTACCATTCGCTGATCGAATGGGGTGACCCCTAATTAATCCTAGGTATTCATAAATGGCTAAAGCACGACCATCACTTGATATTGCGGCTCGACCCGTCAGCACCTTTGTCGCGCCTAACCAGAACGCTGTTGCGGCTGAACTGTACGATCAACAGACTGTACAGAACGCCCTTCAGTTTGCGGATGCCTTCAGCAACCTGTCAGTCAGCGCAGCCCGTCTTGCGGGAGCCCTGAAGCAGCAGTCCAATGAAGAAGAGATTCTGAAGGGTCAGGATCTAGTCAACCAGAGCCGACGCTCTTATCAGCAACTGGTTTCAGAAGGCCAGATCAAGCCCACGGAGAACCCGTGGTTTGCCATCGGGGCTCAGAAGGCTAGCGGTGCTATGGAGGGGATGAAGGCCCGGGCTCACTTTGAGACCTTGCTGGAAAAGAAGATCGAAGAAGACCCCAACTTCCTTGATGACCCCCGGGGCTTTGATGCCTTTGCCTACCAGTACACCCAGAATGTAAACCAGTTCATTGGCGATGCGTCGTACATGAGCCGCTCGTTCTACGAGTCGTTCAATCCCTTTGTTGCGTCGATGCAAGTCAAGCATGAAGAACGGGTCATTGAGCATAACACTCAAAAGATTCTGACCTCTGTCGCTCCAGTTATTGATCAAGGTTTGGCAGACTTTAGCAGCCCCAACGAGACCATCCGTGGGGCTGCATTGGAACAACTTCAGACTCGACTTGATGAGATGTCCAAGTCTGGGGTGCTAACACAGCGAGTGAATAACACGGTTGCTGCCTATCTGGTTGAACAGATGAAGACCGGAGACAGCCCAGAAAAGGCAAAGCAAATCTTTGAAGCATTGAAGTCTGGGACTGGTCGGATAGCCGATACGCAGTTTGCCAAGAACTTGGTTCTTGAGAATCAAGGAAGCATTGCAGCGAACCTCTCCCGTACCAATATGGAAGAGACTAAGGCTATCCGCAAAGTTATTGAGGGAGACCTTGCTCCAAAGGTTCTTTCTGGGCAGATGACTGAAGAAGAAGCAGAAGCCCGGTTGGATGCTTATTTGACTGGACCGGACCGACGAGTTCAGGTAGGACCCGGAGAGTACGATCAGAGCATTAATCAGTTGCGTGGTCGCATCGCGTTCCTTCAGAATAAGCGAGAACAGACCATCAAAGAACAAACGATTGAAGCCCGTAAGCAATTGGATCAGGCTGCGGCAAACGCTGTTGGCGCGATTGAAATCGATATTCAAAATGCTGGGGACGCTGGTGTAGATACTCTTGATCCGGGGTATCAAGAAAAGCAGACGGCTCGACTTCAAGAGGTCTTTAAGCGATACGATGTTCCAGTAGAAAATCAGGCTGATTATTTTAAGAGGGTTCGTGCATTCTTTACGGGTGAAGCCGGAAGGCAAGAGCAGGCTAAGAACGCTAAACTGGCGCGAACTCTTGATCAGGTCTACAACGATGTTTACACTACGGCTGCGTCTGGAACCCTAGATGATGCAACTGGTCTTGCACGACTTCAGAAATCAACAGATGATCGGCTGGCGGCTTCTGGTTTTACTCCTGCTGACCGAGCCGCAGCGCAAGTAGCGGTCACCAATCAATGGAAGGCTGGAGCAGCAGCACGGGCTGAAGCCCGAGAGCAGCGGCAAGCAGAAATGGCTTCTGAACGGCTGGCCAATGTAGAAGCACAAACTCAGCGGACTCTTCTGGAGCAGATTAGTGCGGGGGGGACTCCAGATTGGTCAGGCCAAAAGGCTATGGTTGAGGATGCGGCTAGAGGTGTTGGTCTGGTAGACGGCACAGAGCAATGGAATGCGTATACAAAGAAGCGGTATGCTGCCTCACGCCAGTTGATTGATGGTATCGTTGAGGCACAGGCAGCAGAACTTGGTGGTCTTGCCCCAGTCATTGCAAAGCCGGGAGACAACCTACAGGTCATTGCGGAGCAGAATGCCAAGAGGCAGGCTATCCGCACCCGTGAACTTGTGATGCGCTTGGATCTGGCAACTGCGTACGGCCAGAAGGATGCCATGGATCTTGTGGTCTCTAGGATTATGCAGACTCCGACTAGTGCCCTTGAGTCGGACCAAGAGAGCCATGAGTTTGCGGATGTAATCCGGGCTACGAATGCCCTTGTGGCTAATGGCCGTGAGATTACTGCGATCTTCCCCGGAGATTCACCTAACCATAAGGTACTGCACGATATGTTGCAGTATGCTGCTAGGCGATCCGGTGACAACCTAAATGAAGTGGCCAAGGATGCTTTTATGATCCGAACCTACGCCACTCAAATGACCCGCCCAACAAGCGCACAAGAGTTGTTTGCAAACCCGTTTGGATGGATGACTAAGGCTGAGTTTGAACAGGTGGGTCCGAAC